TTGCGTTGTTCGCGTCGAAATAGGTAATCGAACTGACCGCCGTCACGCCCTGCGGCAATAGCTCAAGCGGATCCGCGAAAGCATCGAACACTTGCCGAAATGTGCCGGACGTTGTTGCCCGCTGCGTATCGCGTTCCCATTTTTCCCTAGCCGCTTGGATTAGCAGCGTTAGCCGCTCATCGTGCGTAGCGTCTCCGCTGCCGATGTTCAGTGCTTGCTTGGCTTGTAGCAAGCTGATCGGCTCGCTTGTCGGTTGCGTTAGTCGCTTCCACTTCGGCACTGTCAGTTCCATCTTCTACGATCCTGCAAAATCCGCGTTTTGTTAGGATGTCCGCTTGTCCCCAGGTCACTAACTGGCGTTGATGTTGTCGCATCAAGTACCAGTCTCTCAGGAACTCGACTAGGACGTAGTCACCTTGTGCTGTAGCCATTGCGTGCCCGCCACTCCTGCGGGTAGAGGTGTTCGACTTGCATCTTGTCGTTAAACGTTGTGATCATTTCTTCCAAGTGCCCGACGCTGCAAAGCGGATCCATGTAGATCGAGTTGCCAGCATCGCCCCAAGCTTTCCAAAACGATATGTCAGCGTCGATCTTGTCTTTGTGTGTCCACGTACCATCCGGCCCCGGCTGGTCGCTGAACCACGGAAGCGGAACGGTCGCAAGCTTCCGCATGTCGATCAGCGTTAGGCCAAAGTGTGCGGTATAAACTTGAAACGGTGCACCGGTTATCGTTAGCGTTTCCTCTCCGCAACTCGCTAAAGGGTAGTGGCACCCTCGCTTGCATTGCAAAGCGGCTAGAGCGTCGATTCCTGCGTCTGGTGTTGAAATGACATTAAGCAAACGTTGGATATGCTTTGCGGTGAACATTGAGTCCCCGTCAATTGTCAATGCGTAATCGAGCCCGTATTCCAAGGCGTCGTGCAGCATGTTTTGCATACACTGTCCGTAGAATACGCCGCCGCTTACCTGCATTGGTATTCCGATCGCCTGCAATGCCAACTCAATATGATTTCGCGCCATAGTGTTTTCATAACGGGCCGCCGTCATGAATGCGTGAACTTTAACCTTGTGTCCCATCCCATTTTGCTCCGGGTTGTGGTGTCAACTAGCTAAGGATCGCCCCGCCACCAACGTCGCTGATTTCGTCGGGCCGAATTTCCTTGTCAAGCAAGGCGACCCCGCCATAAATGACGGTGTCATTCGTGGTGGTGCCTGGCGTTACCTTGACGCGAACAAACTTCTTGATCGACCCGTCAAGGTTGATATGCGAAACGCTGATCGTGCCGGCGGTGCCACGGGTGACGCTGCGATTGAGTGCAGCGTCGAACGTTGCAAAGGCGGTAGCCGCATCGGTGTCGCTGTGGGCAAACTCAAGCGTCGGGCCGGCTGCGTTTGTGTTGAGGTCTGCCGAAAAATTGAGAGACACACAAAGATTCTTGGCCCCTAGCGTGTCAATCGACTTTGCGGCGGTCGTGGTCGCTGCCGTTGCCGGTGCGAAAACAAGTTCTTGATAAATCGGTTGTAAGCTTTTCATTTTTGATGATTTCCTAGCGTGTGATTTTTTTCTAAAAGGAGCCGGCCAACATCGACGCCAACCGGCTCCGATCCAACCCGGAGCAAGGGAAGGATTATTGCAGCTCGATGGCAACCATCGGGCCGGCTTCGGTCGCGGTTCCTCGCTCGTGAACGTTGATGTCGAAACGCTCGGTGCCCTTGAGCCCGATCGCGTCTTGCTTCCAGTAGACGGAGCTATCCGCCGAAATGGTCACGCCGCGACGTGCCCCGAAGGTTGCCGCCATTGACAAATCACCAAAGTAGGCGACGATCGTATCGGCAAGGGATCCCGAAGAGTTTGGAAGCACCTGAGTAAACCGAACCGGGTAGCCCAAGAATGACAACTGCGGCGACCCCGCGAGATTGTCAACCATGTTGCCACCTGCGGCAAACTGCAATCGAGCCATCGAAAGGTGATAGCCCGCACTCGACACGTACCACGCCGGCGAAATGCCGGGGAACTGTGGCAACTTAGCCACGGCCGCTTCGAAGTCGGCAATCACCATTGCGGCAAACGTGGTAGAGCTGGCCGTCTTTGCAACCGACCCTGCGGCCAGTGCAGACTTGAGCCCAACCATTCCGCCGTAAGTGCTAGTGCCGTCGCCGTTGAATCCACATTGATCTTCCTTTTCGGCAAAGCTCAAAGCGAATTCTGTCGAAACCAAATCGGCCAATGCGACGATGGCGTCTTCGTCAAGCTCGCTAGAGACTTGAGTTAAAACACCAAGCTTCTTGGCTTCCAGTTTGATTTGGTCGAACTTCATGTCCGAAGCGGTGATCTCGTCATTCTCGCCGACGAAGTACGAGGTGAAGCCACCTGCACGCCGCGGGATGAGTACGCTTGACGATCCCATCGGATAGACACGGGCAAAGCGACGGAATACGCCGCGATCCTCGACCAGCCGAATGATTGACGCTTCCAGCGGTTCTGGCACAACGTAGCCGCCTTTGGTGCTGTCGCCTACGCTGTGGGCGTTGACGATTAGCCCTTTGTCTTGGCAGTAATCCATCGACGGCTTGTGACCGTAGATGGCCGCTGCGCAGAACAGGCCGGCATCGACCGCATCTTGCCGATTCTCAAAGTTCTTCGCGTTGCCGCGGTACTTCTTGACGTTGACCACCGGCTGCGGCGGATCCCCAAGCCGCGGCGTAGGTGCGGCCGCTTGTGCCCTGGTGATTTCCATCCGTGCGGCGACGTGTTGCCATTTCTTCAGGTCAGCATCGACCGCCCCAAGCTCGCCAAGGTCGCTTTCGTTCTTGCCCTGAATGGCAACAAGCCTTGCCGATTCGTCGGCGGTAAGATCGCGGTCGGCTTCTTTGGCTACCGCCAGAATTGCTTCGGCTTCGCTGTAGAGTTCGTTTCGCCGTGCCTGCAAGCTTTCAATTCGTGCTTTCAAATCCATGATCAGCCTTTTTGATTGGCCGGCCGATCATGTACCAAAAAGCCAAACGGCCTGGATTTAATCGGCCGGCGGTTTGGTGTTTGTCCAAATCGCCGCCAATCGAAATCCGGCCGCTAACGAGTTGCCGATTAACGATTAAGTCGTCGTGTGTTATTACGGTAACAAATTGCTACCGTTTGTCAACTGTTTTTGCGAAGCCTTAGCCTAGCGGCCTCTCTGGCAAACGGGTACGGCGTCCTGTCGCCTGCCTTTTGTGCCCTCGCCATCGCTGCCGGCATCTTGCGATACTTGGCCGCTACTGGCTCAACTGCTTGCCCTTCGATTGCGTCGATAAGGCCGGCGTCTAAAGCGGCCTCTGCACTGTACCAAGTCTCCGCTTCCATCATCGCCTTAATTTCGTCGCGGCTTTTTTCCTTGCCGCGTTTCTTGTACGCATCCTCGTAGATGGCAACGATCCGTTCTTCGTGGATGTCCAGTGTGTCGGCAAGCTTGCGAAGCTCTTTGGCGTTTCCGCTTGCCATCATCAACCAAGGCGAATGAACCATAGCGGCCGCACCTTTCGCCATCTTGAGCGATTCGCCGGCAAGCATAATCACCGAAGCAATCGAGTACGCCGAAGAATCGACAATCACATCGACGCCGCCCGGATGTCGCCGAAGCATCTCGTAGATCGCTATGCCCTCATCGACACCACCGCCGCCGCTGTTGATTCGAACGGTAGCACGACCGGGAATTGCGTCCAATGCTTCCTGCACGGCACCGGCATCGATCATCCCGAACCACTGAGGGCCAATGTAATCGTACAAAAAGATTTCTTTCGTTTGAGTGTTGTAGCTAAACATGCTCGCCCTCCAAAGTTGGCACCAAATCGTTACGGACAAAAATAGAGTTCACGCGGCTTTTGGCAATTAGCGTGTAGCCGTACCATCGAATCCGACGATCTATTTCAAAAGCTGGGGCCTGAATTGAAAAGCCATCGACTAAAAGCCCAAGGCACCACCGCGGCGGCAAGCCTTCGGGCTCAGCGTGCCCGATTCGCGGCCCAAATTGGTCGTAGTGCTCGATCATCATGACTTGCGGCCGGCCCATCCTCAGCACTTGTTCCGCGATCGGCCAGTCTTGCCCATCAACATCGACGACAACGAACGATTGCGACAAATCAAAGCCTTCAAGCAGCCGAATATCAAAAAAACCGTTGATAATTGCGGTCTTTTTGGTCATTTTTAAGGCGTTTTGACGCAGTTCGTCAGCCTCAAAAAGCATCGTTTTGACGCCTTTTTCAAGCAAAAAACCGAGTGTAAGCGGCAACGTTTGGCCGTCTCCGGCACCGATTTCGATAGCCAAATTGGGGCTAAAACGCTCTGAAAGTGCCTCCAAAATGCCCGTTTCGCCAAACTGCCAGCCGTCCGCACGGTCGTTTAGCCATGCAAACCGCTGTTCTGTGGCGGTCATTGGTGATTGCGTGCCGGTCATCTGCTATTTTGCTCCGAAATAGCGCTAAGGATCGTATCTGCACGGCGATCCCATCCCGCAACCGTTTCGCCAACGATGGCGACGAGTTCGGTTTCGTCTTTTGCTTGTCCGGCTGCGTCAAGCAGTGCCGCCTTACTTGCTTCGGTGTAAGCCTCTGCGATGTCGGCCGCGTCGATGTCATTTCGTGACGACAAAAGCGGCTTGATCGCGTCGGCTAGCGTGCCTGTAAACTTATCATAAAACGAGTCGAGCCAATCGACGTAGTTTTTTGATTTGCAACCTGCGACAACTCGCTTTTTCTCTACGGATTGGATTCGCGACACAACAACCCGCATTGCGGCCCGTGCGGCCGCTTCGCCTGTGTCAATGTCGTCTTCGTCGTTTGGGTCGTCGTCTTCGCCTTCCACGCCGCCTGACCCTACGCCCGGAGTAATAGCCGGGTTAGCGTAAACATCGCCGCCGGTATACGGGTTCAAGTCAAGCAGCTCGCGTGCCTCGTTAGGCGAATAGATTCGGGCATTGATGCCAGTTGAAAGGCTATTGATTGTCGTTTGGTGATCGGTGCGGAGTAGTGCTCGGTCGTGAAACTTGAAGTACAACTCATCGGCTCGCTGTTCGCGTTCCGTCAATAACTTGCGGTCCAGTTCTTCCTCCCAGGTCTTTAGCCACTTGGCCAAGCAGTTAGACAAGTAAGCAAGCGTCCGCTGCTCAATGCCGTTGTAGCTTGTCGAATCGTCGCCGAGGATCGTTTCAATACAAAACCACAACGCAACATCTTCGCGGGCAAATTGGCGGCTGTCGTTTATTTCCGCGTCTCTGGCGTTCATCGAAACAACGTTAGCCTTAATGCCCTCGCGCAAAAGCCCGATGTTCCCGTTCTGATCCGGTCCGCCATGCTGTTTGCGAAATGCCTCAAGAAACTCCCGTGCTTGTTTTTCATCGCGAAACATATTGGCCGGGGCTTCAAGCAGCATCGACGAGCGAAAGCCTTTGTCGAATCCGTTTTTCACCAGCCTGTCCGATGCTATGCCGATCGTCCAGTTGTCGTTTGCAATCTTCCACAAACTAAATCCTGCGAAGCCATCAAACCCAAGGCCGGGAAAGTGGCATATTTCGCTGTCGGCGATAACCATTAACCCGCCACTGCCTGGAATGTCGGGATCGCTTGCCATCTCGACTTCGCGATACTTGCGAATTGGTTCGTCTTTGTGGCTATCGTATAAATACCACTTTTCGCCTTGATACATGACGATAGCCATCTTGGCGGAATCAAGCGGCAACAAATCTAAAATCTGCGATCGATCAGAGTTGCCGGCACGCCGCATCCAAGCAAATCCGTTGCCATACATAAGGCAGTTTGCTTGCAAGCTTTGCTTAAACTGCATTGCGGTCTGATAGTAGTTCGGCCGCTTCTTGCAAAGCATGTAGCGGTAGTCATCAACTGCACGCTCTGATCCTCTTTCTAAAGATCGGTGAAGCACTAGCGGCAGTTGCCCCATGTGCCCGCTGATCTTATTGACCGCGTACCATATTGGCGCGTAGCTCATCGCCTTGACTGGTGAAACAACTTTTTTATTCTCGTCGTTTACCAGTGCATCAAACCAGCCGTTGAAGATGCGTCCGATGTTCATAAGTCCGGCCATAGTTTCTCCTTAAACAATAAACATCGAACCATGTGCACGGGCACGGGTAGACATGCAAGCACGAAAAGCCATCACAACGGCCACGACGGGGTCGATCTTGTCGCGGCTGTTGCTTTTATCGAACATCCAACGATCGGTGCGATCGCGAACAATAACCGCATTTTGTACGCAGTATCTTAGCAAAGAATCCGATCCGCTGTGAGAGAATCGGCCCTCGCTGATTGCTTGCAAGAATGCCCGAATCGGTTCGTTAAAATGAAGGTAATTCTGTGGCATTCGTATCGGCTTGAGCCCTTCCTGCTCAAGATGCCCGGCAATGACGTTAGCTTGATACGGGTCGAATGCTATTTCTGCGATATTCCAGTCTTCGCATTCAGCTATTAAGTCGTCCCGAAGGTTATCTAGTGCGTACTTGCCAACATCGATAAGCCCTTGAGACAAAAACGATGCGAAAGGCTGTAGCGTCAAGTCGCGGCGGGTGTCCGCGAACATATAGCTTTTCTGCTTGCACTCGTAACGATAGATTGGCCTTTCGTCTTCGTCTTCGCCGATGCGGAACCGTGCAACTACCGCCCATGATGCTAAGTCATCACGGCCGCCAAGGTCAAAACCGGCTGCGATTGCGTCTGCGTCGTGCCAATCTGATAGCCCTGTGCCTAGCTCATCCCATCGCCGAATGTCAATTGCGTGCTCTGTTGACGATGTCATGCGGTTGCAATGGTAACGCAAAAAACGATTCTTGGCCGTTTGCTTTGCTTTCGCCTCTGCGGCTTGCTCCCGTAAGTAATCAATCTTGACCGATTGACCTAGGCCGGGATTTGCCTTGATCCAAACCGATTCGTCGAACGGGTCGTCATCGTCGTCAAGTTCGGCGACATAGGCGAATAACTGCGGATCCGCTGCCTGTTGCTCTAGTATCAACTTGCAGTAGTTTACCTCGTCCTTCCATAGCTCGCTTTTGTCATCGCCTGCGGTCGTGATTGTGCAGAGCAGCGGTTGTCGCCTTGCACCTGAGCCCGTCCGCATTGTGTCGTAGAACTTGCGGTGACGTTCTACCCAAGCATGCAGCTCGTCAAGGAAGATGGCGTGGGGGTTTAGCCCGTCATAAGGCTTATCGCTGCCAAGCGGCCTAATGAGGCTTAATGTAGCTGGGAATTGTATAACGGCGACGCGGCTGTCGGCGTGCTTGCTTAGTGTCTTTGACGCCGCAATCATCTGCTTTGCGTCATTGAATAGGATCGCCGCTTGCTCTCGCTTGGTCGCTCCAATATAGACTTCGGCCGCTGCTTCACCGTCAAAGAATGCAAACAGAATAGCAAGGCCGGCTGCCCACGTTGTCTTGCCGTTTTTGCGTGCAACCGAAACAAAAGCACGACGAAATCGGCGGTAGTGCGTTTCCTTATGCTTCCAGCCGGTCAGGTTAGCCGTCACAAACTTTTGGAAGTCGCAAAGCTCGATCGGCTGCCCTGCCCATTCGCCCTTGTAGTGACGGAAAATCAGCGGGAAAATCAAGCAAGCGTTTTCGGCCAAGTCCCAGTCGAAATAATAATCGCCGGGATCTTCAAGGTCGCGCAAAAATCGCTCGCAAGCTAGGCGGACCCACTTGCCGGCGATAATCTTGCCACTGACGACGCCCTCGGCATAAGCCATAACGTCGCGTCGTATGTCAACCGTTTCCTGCGACAACCTTTTTTGTTTGCATCCTCTTTAGCATGTCCAAAACGGGATCCGAATCTTCCTCTGATTTGCCGGTGCGCACCCGCGACCGTGCTGCTGGCGTCAGGCCGAACTCGATGCAGATTTTTAGGATCTTGTCCGTTAAGGCGTCCCACTCTTTTTGGGCGGGGTGAACCGATGGGACGCCCTTTTCGTTCGTGACGATCAGCCCCTCTTCGTTGACGATTCGCCAGCACTGGTCCGCCCTAGCACATGCCTTTGCGTATTGCGTCATCTGCTTTTGATACGATGGGCTTAGCGTGCCCATGCCGCTGAGGATTTCGGCGACTTCGTCCCAGGCCTTGTCGGCCGCGGGATCGTCGGCGACCTCGACCGGCTTAACGGGACAGCCGGCAAGCGGCTTGGCTGCATCGGTGATGCGGCGTTGTGGATCTTTAGCGTAGGCCCCAAGCCTTTCTAGCTCTTCCGGCGGCTTTCTAGGTCGTGCCATTTGCGGCCCTCTGTGATAGGTAACGCGAACGAATCATTTCACGCTCTATGATTTGTCGAACCTCTGCTTCGGACGCTTTTGGGGCCGTTTTAGGGGCTCTGGCGGCCTGAAAACTAGGCAAATTGGGGCGGCTCTCGTTTTGCGGATGCACAAGCGAAGG